CGTTGGGATTCTGAAAAGGGTGGTTATGTTTACGGAAACGACTCGGAGTCAACTGAAACCTACGGAGGTTCAAGTAACTCAGGTTCGAAGTCGTACACTGACCCTCAGGCGGACGCAACTCCTGACGAGGACCTACCATTTTAATTTAAGTTAGTTGGGTGGGGGAAACCCCACCCTTTAATTTTTATCACATGACAAAAGAAACAAGACAAAAAACAATAGACAGTCTCAAAAAAAAATATGAGGCTCAAATCTTGGAAGCCGAAGCAACTCTAATGATTTATTTAGAAAACGCAGCGGGAATCGGAGAACACCCACAAATGTTAGAGGAAATGGATAATATGGTGGAAAAACTAGCAAGTGCGAGTGACAAACTCCAAGTGTTAACAGAATTTTGGAAATACAATGGCAATAAAGAAAACAACTGATTTTTCTTCATTTAAGAAGAAATATTCAACATCAGCAAAATATAAACCCCAACGTTTCTTTGACTTGGGTTCTGACTTCCTTGATGCGGTAGGACTACCTGGTCCTGCAATCGGACACATCAATATGTTTTTGGGACACTCTGATACGGGAAAAACAACTGCTTTGGTGAAAACCGCAGTTGATGCTCAGAAAAAAGAAATCTTACCCGTATTCATAATAACGGAACAAAAGTGGAGTTTTGAACACGCTAAACTCATGGGATTTCAATGTCAAGAAGTTGTTGACGAAGAAACAGGTGAAATCGATTGGGATGGTTTTTTCATCTTCAATAATAACTTCGATTACATTGAACAAATCACTGATTACATCAACGAACTCCTTGATGCCCAAGAGAAGGGTGAATTAGACTATAGTTTGTGTTTCCTATGGGATTCTGTGGGGTCTATTCCGTCCAAAATGACCTACGATGGTAAGGGTGGAAAACAACACAACGCAGCAACTCTTTCTGACAAAATTGGTATGGGTATCAACCAAAGAATTTCTGGTTCTCGTAAAGCAGATTCCAAGTTCGAAAACACTTTGGTTATTGTTAATCAACCGTGGGTTGAACTTCCCGACAATCCTTTTGGACAACCCAAAATTAAAGCTAAGGGAGGAGAATCTGTTTGGTTGAACTCTTCTTTGGTATTCCTATTTGGAAACCAAAAAGGAGCTGGTACAACTAAGATTACCGCAACTAAGGACAAGAGAACTGTGAAGTTCGCAACTCGTACCAAGGTCTCTGTAATGAAAAATCACATAAATGGTTTGGGTTACGAAGACGGAAGAATTATTGTTACTCCACACGGGTTTTTGGCGGGAAAAGACACTACTGAGGAAAAGGCTTCTATTGAGGCATATAAAAAAGACCATTCCGATTATTGGAAAGAAATTATCGGAACTGAGGGAGATTTCACATTGACGGACGAAAAAGAAGAAATTTAATATCTTCTTTGTGAAAACACTATTAGTCGATGGAGATAATCTATTCAAAATTGGATTCCACGGAGTCCGAGAATTGTTTGTTGAGGGTAATCACATTGGGGGAGTCTTCCACTTCCTCAATACCCTCAGAAAACAACTGGTTGATAACGAGTACGACAAAGTTATTGTCTTTTGGGATGGAAAACAGAACTCCAAAATTAGACGTGAATTATATCCTAACTACAAGTTAAACCGAAAAAATGATATGACTGAGGAAAAACTCGAGTCATATTACACCCAAAAAAACCGAGTAAAACAATATCTTGAAGAGTGTTTTGTGAGACAAGTTGAGGTTGAACAAAATGAGTCTGATGATTTAATTGCTTTTTATTGTCAAATTGCAACTGACGAGGAAAAAGTTATTTTTTCTTCGGATAAAGATTTATTACAACTAATCAATGAATCAACGAGTCTGTACTCACCACTTCAGAGATATACATACAAAAACGGTGATAAGGTGAAATTTGGCGATTACTACATCCCTCATCAAAACATATTAACAGTGAAGATACTCATGGGAGACAAAAGTGATAACATTCAAGGAATCGAAAGATTGGGTGAAAAAACTTTTGTAAAAATTTTTCCTGAGGTACTTGAAACATCACTTTTCGTTGATGATATTTTAACAAAAACAAAACAACTTTTAGAAGAAAAAAATAAGTTGAACGTCTTAAAAAATATCGTGAATGGTCAAACTAAAGATGGTGTTCTAGGTGATGAATACTACGTAGTGAACAAAAAAATAATGGACTTGGGAAGTCCATTAATTACCGAAAAAGGTAGAGAAGTTGTTTCCCTTTATTATTCTGAATCTCTCGACCCTGAAGGAAGAGATAGGAAAAACATAATTGGAATGATGATGGAAGATGGCTTCTTCAAATATCTCCCAAAAACAGATGAAGCGTTTGTGGATTTCCTAAAACCGTTTCTGAAATTAACAAGAAAAGAAAAAAGAAAATTTAATCAATCAAATCTAAATTAATTATGAAAGAAGAATCAATCACAAAAATGGAATTTCTTTTGACCTTGAACGACAATATCGTGGTTCAAAGATTTTTCAACGTTCGTAACTATAATCACTCCGCAGGTAAATCAGTTGACCTAATCTACTTCATGAGACAAACTGAAGATGATTTGGTTAATGATTTGAAGATGAAGACTGTAATGTATATGATGGACAATCAAGAAGCAATTTATCTTGACCCTGAAATTTTGAACACCTCAAATACAGACGGTCCTGAGTACTTTCACATGTATGTCAAATTGGCCGATGATAAAATTTTTCACAGAATTTTTGACGCAAAATTATACCCACCAAAAGTGAGATATACGGTTGACGTTCGTCCCAGCCTGAAAAATATTTTGAAGGGATTGACTGACATTTTTTCAGGTGAAAGTTTTAGCTTCGAGTACATGGACTACGACCTTTCTCGCTAATATTTAATGAATACATTAAGACTTTATGACTAAGAATTTTGACTATCTCGGTAACACTTTTCAACTCCAACTCCTCAACCAAATTATCGTAGATAAAGAATTCGCACAGTCGATTATTGATGTTTTAGAACCAGCATATTTCGATAACAAATACTTTAAGCTTGTTATCCAAATGGTGAGGGAATATTACGGAAAATATCAATCCACACCAAATTTCGAAACTCTTGAACAAATAGCGAAAGCAGAAATTTCTCAAGAGTTGGCACTCAAAATTGTGTTGGATTCTTTGAAACAAATTCAAGACGCCCCATTTGATGGTAGTGTCTTTGTTCAAGAAAAGGCTCTCAAGTTTTGTAAACAACAGGAACTTCAGAAAGCGATGGATAAAGCACAAAAAATTATCACAAATGGAGAATTTGAATCATACGACCAAGTTGAAAGTATGGTTCGAGAAGCACTCCAAGTGGGTGAGAGAGAAACAGGTGTCTTGGATGTATTCAATGGGTTGGATGACGTACTTAATGATGACTACAGGCATCCTATTCCTTTAGGTGTTGAAGGGATTGACCGGCTGTTAAAAGGTGGTTTAGCAAAGGGTGAAATTGGTGTTGTTCTTGCACCAACTGGTGTGGGTAAAACCACCTTGATGACCAAGATTGCGAACACCGCTTTTAGTATGGGATATAATGTTCTACAAATCTTTTTTGAGGATAACCCAAAAATTATTCAAAGAAAGCATTTCACAATATGGACAGGTATCGAACCTGACAACCTATCAATGAGAAAAGATGAGGTTATGGAAAAAGTAAAAGACATTCAAAACTTGATGCCAAATAAGTTGATTCTTAAAAAACTTCCGTCCGATACTATGACAATGAATCAAATCAAAAATCAAGTTCGTAAGATGATTGCGGATGGAACTCCAATTGATTTAATTACGTTGGATTACATTGATTGTGTTGTTCCTGAGAATTTGAAAAACGACGAATGGAAAGCCGAAGGTTCCGTCATGAGACATTTCGAAGCTATGTGTCATGAACTAGGAATTGCTGGTTGGACTGCGACACAAGGAAACCGCTCTTCAATATCTTCTGAAGTTGTAACCACGGACCAAATGGGTGGTTCAATTAAGAAAGCTCAAGTAGGACACGTCATTATCTCTGTTGCTAAAACCCTACAACAGAAAGAAATGAAACTAGCAACCATAGCGATTACTAAGTCAAGACTCGGTCCTGACGGTATTGTTTTTGAGAATTGCAAGTTTGACAATGAACTCTTGGTTATAGATACAGAATCTTCGGTTACTTTCTTGGGATTTGAAGAACAACAAGAACAAAAGAAAAGTGACAGAATCAAAGAATTGATGGAAAAGAGGAAACAACGGGAGTCCACACCACAAAATCCTTTCAATTAAAATTTGTACCACTTAGCAGTATAAAAATTTACCTTTATTTGCCATAAATAAAAACAACAGAAATCAATCAATGAACAATACAGATTTTAATACCAACGAACTACGATTTGTAATCAAACGTAGTGGAGACAAAGTCCCTTTTGAAGAGGACAAAATAAAAAACGCAATTCTCAAGGCAATGTCAAGTAGTGGCAATGTAGATGTGGAAATGGCAGAAAAAATTGCCAGACTTACTAAAAAAGGGGTTTTCAGAAATAACAAAATCAATACACCACATGTTGATGAAATCCATGACATGGTTGAAAACAAACTTATGGATAATGGATTGAATGATGTTGCGAAGGAATACATCATTTATAGGTCGAAACATCAACCAAACATCTTCACAAAAAGAGTTAATTTGAAACCATATGAGTATCCCAACTTGGTAGAATATGTTGATGCTATTAGACACTCTTATTGGGTTCATACAGAATTTAATTTCACATCTGACATTCAAGATTTCAAGGTTCATCTAAATGAAAAAGAACAAACTGCGGTACAGAGAGCGATGTTGGCAATTTCCCAAATAGAAATTGCGGTAAAAACTTTTTGGGGGGATATCTACAAAAGATTACCAAAACCGGAAATCGGAAGTGTCGGAGCGACTTTTGCGGAATCAGAAGTTAGACACGCAGATGCTTATTCTCACCTCCTTCAGTTACTCGGATTGAATGGTGAGTTTGAGAATCTTTTACAAGTACCCGCTATTCGTAGAAGAATCAAATATTTGGAAAAATCAATTTCAAATTCCAAGTCAGTAGAAAACCAAGAGTACTTTGAGTCGGTTGTTTTATTTTCAATGTTTGTTGAAAACGTATCCCTATTCTCTCAGTTTTTGGTGATTATGTCCTTCAACAAACACAAAAACGTTTTGAAGGGTTTGAGTAATGCTGTAGAAGCGACCTCCAAAGAAGAAAACATCCATGCGGAATTCGGGTTTGATTTGGTGAATTTAATCAAAAAAGAAAACCCAAGTTGGTGGACTCCTGAGTTAGTTGAGGATTTGATTGAGGCAACAAAAGAGGCGTACGAAGCTGAATCAGAAATCATTGATTGGATATTTGAAAAAGGGGACTTGGATTTCTTAACAAAAAATCAAACAATAGAATTTATTAAACACCGATTCAACGTATCTTTGAATTCAATAGGAATTGACAATGTATTTGAAGTTGATGAAAAGTTAGTTGAAACAACGGAGTGGTTTGATGATGAAATCTTAACCACTAAACACACGGATTTCTTCAACAAAAGAAGTATCAACTACAGTAAAAAATCAAAATCAATTACCCTTAACGACTTATTTTAATTATTAAAAATTTATAACATGGAACATAGACAACCTTTTGACTGGATTAATGAAGAGTCAATCACATTTCTCCGCAGAGGATATCTCAGTGCTGGTGAAGAACCTTTAGAGCGTATTAAAACAATCGCAGAACATGCGGAAAAACTTTTAGGTATTGATGGTTTCGCTGAAAAGTTTTACGACTATATGGGAAAAGGGTGGTATTCCTTGTCGTCTCCTGTTTGGGCTAATTTCGGAAAAAAAAGAGGTTTACCCGTAAGCTGTTTCGGTTCCAATGTCGGAGATAATATCGAATCGATTCTTTACACTCAGGCTGAAGTTGGAGAAATGAGTAAGATGGGTGGTGGTACTTCGGGGTATTTTGGAAATATTCGTGGTAGAGGTGCGGAAATTACAGACAACGGACACGCACCTGGTGCGGTTCACTTTATGAATTTGTTTCAGAGTGTAGTTGATAATATTTCTCAAGGTTCGACAAGAAGAGGTAGGTTTTCACCTTACCTTCCGGTTGAACATCCTGATATCATGGAGTTTTTGGAAATTGGGACTGAAGGGTTTCCGATTCAAGACCTAACACATGCAGTCACTGTTACTGACGAATTTATGGAACAAATGATTGCTGGTGACAAAGCAAAAAGAGCGATTTGGGCTAAGGTGATTCAAAGAAGAGGTGAGATTGGTTATCCATACATTATGTTCACAGACACTATGAATAACAAATCACCTGAGGTATATCAGGATAAAGGTATGAAGATTTATAATTCTAACCTTTGTTCTGAAATTGCACTACATAATTCTGAGGAAGAATCATTCGTTTGTGTTTTGTCTTCCATGAATCTTCTTCATTATGATGAATGGAAAGATACTGATGCGGTTGAAATGATGGTTTATTTTCTTGATGCTGTGGTATCAGAGTTTTTGACTAAAATTGAAGACATCCGAGACAATGGTACTATTGAAGGAAAGAGAGCATTTTTCTATCTTGAAAAAGCGTACAACTTCGCAAAAAGACAAAGAGCTCTCGGTTTAGGAGTATTGGGTTGGCACTCGTTGTTACAATCCAAAAATCTTCCATTTGATAGTCGAGAAACCGCAAGACTAAATGTCGAAGTATTCAAGTTGATTAAGGATAAATCCTACAAAGCATCTTCAGAATTGGCGGAGATGTTCGGAGAACCAGAACACTTGGTTGGATACGGAAGACGAAATGTAACCTTAAATGCAATTGCACCAACAACCTCATCCGCATTTATCTTAGGACAAGTATCACAATCAATCGAACCTATTTGGTCAAATTGTTATGTCAAAGATGTTGCTAAACTTAAAGTCACTATCAAGAATCCTGTTTTGAAAAAGTTATTGGCGGAGCTTGGTAAAGACAACAAGGCAACATGGGAAAGTATTAAGAAACACGATGGTTCAGTCCAACACTTGGAATTTTTGACTGAAGAACAGAAACAAGTGTTTAGGACTTTCGCTGAGGTAAATCAATCTTCAATTATCAACCAAGCGGCGGTAAGACAAGATTATGTTGACCAAGCACAATCTTTGAACCTTATGATTTCACCTGACATGCCAACTAAGGATGTCAACAAATTGTTGGTAGATGCTTGGCAGTTGGGGGTTAAAACGCTTTACTATCAACACTCAATGAATTCGGCACAAGCATTTGCTAGAAAAAAGTTGAACTTGAACGACCTCCACTGCGTGGCTTGTGAGGCGTAGTCGAAAGATATTATCTTTATGAATGAAAAACCCGTCACTAAGGTGTCGGGTTTTTTCATTTCTTATAAAAAAAACAAGGGTATATTTATGTGATATGGCAGATGGTGTAACTTATGGATTGGCGTTTCCTTTTGAAGATTCTACAAAAGGAGATTTCTTATTACTTACAGAAACACAATTCGCTCAAATTAGAAGTGACTTGGTTCATTTACTACTAACAAAGAAGGGTTCTCGTTATTACTTACCCGATTTTGGGACCCGTTTGTATGAATATCTATTTGAACCCTTTGACGGATTAACCTTCGATGCCATTGAGGCGGATATTAGAGATTCGGTCGAAAGGTACATGCCCAACCTTCTGATAAACAACATAACAATTGAACCCGCCGACCCTTCCGAGGAAGTTCCATTAGCAAAAGGAAAAAATGTACTTGTTGGAAACAGAGAAAACATTTATAAAGTGCCTGGTAAAGGTACCTCAGAATACACTGCAAAAGTAAGAATCGATTATGCTGTTGATAATACAACTTTTGCACAAAGTGATTTCGTTATCTTGAATATTTAAGATTATATGGCAAATCAAAGAATTTCCTATACTGCTCGTGATTATGAGAGTATCAGAGTAGAATTACAGAATTACGTTAGGACTTACTATCCTGATTTGATTCAAGATTTTAATGACGCCTCTGTCTTTTCAGTATTTCTTGATTTGAATGCCGCGGTTGCGGATAACCTTCATTACAATATAGATAGGAGTATACAAGAGACTGTTTTACAGTTTGCACAACAAAGGTCTTCAATCTATAATATTGCAAGAACATACGGGTTAAAGGTACCAGGTCAAAGACCATCGGTTGCGTTGGTTGACTACTCAATAACAGTTCCAGCTTTTGGTGATAAAGAAGATGAAAGATATTTGGGAATTCTAACGAGAGGTTCACAAGTATTCGGTGCGGGAATTGTATTCGAAAACCAATTCGACGTTGATTTTGCATCACCTTACAATACTTCAGGATTCCCAAACAGATTAAAAATTCCGAACTTTGATGCGAACGGAAACCTAATTAACTATACTATAACCAAAAGAGAGGCGGTTGTTAATGGACTGACAAAAGTTTTCAAGAGAGTTATTAATGCCAACGATGTAAGACCATTTTTTGAATTGTTTCTACCCGAAAAAAACGTTCTTGGAATTACAAGTGTTTTGTTGAAACAAGGAACCAATTATACCAACGTACCAACAGCATCTGAATTTTTAGGTTTGGATGGTAGATGGTTAGAAGTTGATGCGTTAGCTGAGGATAGAGTTTTCATTGAAGACCCAACAAAAGTTGCAGACCAACCCGGTTTGAAGGTTGGAAGGTATGTTCAGACAAACAATAGATTTATAAGTGAATACACTCCTGAAGGGTTTGTAAAAATGACATTTGGTGGTGGTACTACCTCAGCTCAGGACCAATTGAATGCTTTTACCAACTTGGGAACACCAATCAATATTCAATCCCTAAATAATAACTTCTCTTTAGGTTCAACGCTTAGCCCAAATTCAACCCTATTTGTTCAATATAGAATTGGTGGAGGATTGTCAACAAACATCGGAACAAACGTCATTAATCAAATTGGAACGGTCTCCTTTTTTGTTAATGGGCCTTCACAAACTATTAATAGTTCTGTAATCAATTCTCTCAGATGTAACAATCCAACCGCAGCTATTGGAGGTGCTAATGCTCCAACAGTCGAGGAAGTTCGTAATTATGTAACGTTCAATTTTTCCGCACAAAAAAGAGCGGTTACTGTGAACGACTATGAATCATTGTTGAGGAACATGCCAAGTCAATTTGGTGCACCAGCAAAGGTGTCGATAACCGAAAATAATAACAAGATTTTAATTAATCTTTTATCATACGACACCTCAGGAAAGCTAACGAATATTGTTTCAAATACTCTAAAACAAAATGTTGCCAATTATCTTTCTAATTACAGAATGATTAATGACTACATTCAAGTTACGACTGCAAATGTGATAGACTTGGGTGTGGAAGTTTCGGTTGTGTTGGATGCCACACAAAATTCGGGACAAGTGGTGTCTGAAGTTGTTAATAGAATATCTGATTATTTCAATCCTCTAAGTCGTGAATTGGGTCAAAATGTTTATCTTTCACAATTGAGAAGTATAGTTCAAAACCAAACGGGTGTAATTACGGTTTCTGATATTGTTATTACAAATAAAGTTGGTGGACAATACTCAGGTTCGGAAACTTCAATGCCATATTCGGACCCTGAATTCAAGGTTATAAGACCTGTTGATGACACAATTTTTGCTGAGCCAGACCAAATCTACCAAGTTAGATATCCTCAGAAAGATATTGTAGTAAGGGTCAAGAATCTACAAAATGTTTCTTTCTCTTAACACCTTTATTTAATTTTCAATCAAGGTATATTTTGTTTAAGTAAAACTGTGTTTTTCAAAAAAAAACACCATAAATATTTATCATAAAAACCTTGGATGGGACAATCATTAAGAATAAGAACTGAAGTTGGTGTTGACAAAAACATTTCTTTTCAGTTAGACCAAGATTTTGAGTTTCTCGAAATCTTATCGCTCCAAATACTTCAGAACGATGTATACCCAAGAGACTGTGCTGATTACGGTGTGGTTGTGGGTAGAGTGGTTGCTAATGGTGGTCTCGGGGTTCCAAATGCCAAGGTTTCTATTTTTGTTCCAATCAATGAAGTTGACTCACTCAACGACAGAATATTACAAATATATCCTTACACACAACCTAACGATAAAAACGTAGATGGATACCGATTCAATTTATTACCATATGTGAGGTCTTACACTCAACACGCGGCAACAGGAACATTCCCATCAAGGTTAGATGTATTGGATGACCCTGTCGTTGTGGACATCTATGATACCTATTACAAGTTCACGGTCAAAACTAATGAAAGTGGCGACTTTATGATTCTTGGTGTACCTGTTGGACAACAAACTATTGTAATGGATTTAGACTTGAGTGACATTGGAGAATTTTCCCTTACTCCTCAAGACCTCATCAGAATGGGTTTAGCAACTGAAGCTCAAGTTGCTGGTGATAGATTTAGAAGTTCCACGGATTTGGATAGTCTTCCTCAAATAATCAATATCACCAAAACTTTTGAAGTATCACCTTTTTGGGGTGACCCAACAACCTGTCAGTCATCAATCAGTCGGCTTGATTTTGATTTAAGAGATGAAGCCAACGTTGAAATTCAACCTACAGCAATATTCATGGGTTCCTTGTATTCGACAGGAGACAATTTCAAAATTGCGGCACCTCTAGGTTTGGGTGATGACCCACCTTCGCTGTTAACCGCGGGATGCAAACCTAAGGACAATATGGGTAACCTTTGTCAGTTAGAAGCTGGTCCTGGACAAATAATAGCGGTAAGACAAACACTTGTTCAAGACTCACAAGGTAGACCTGTTTTGGAAGAATACAGATTGGAAAACTCTGGTAATGTAATCGACGGTAATGGTACGTGGCTAGTGGAAGTACCGATGAATTTAGATTATGTAACAACGAGTGAGGATGGCCAAAGAATTTTTTCAAGAAACCCGAGTGTTGGTATTCCAACTAAATCAAAATATCGATTTAAAGTAAAATGGCAACAATCACCCACTGACACTGAACCAGTCAAAAGAGGTTATTTTTTGTTGCCGAATGTCCGAGAATGGGGATGGAGAAGCCCTGCGTTGGACCCTAACTACGACAACTCGTTAAGCACTCAACGAGAGTTGGCGAGTTCCTATTATTTTGGTATAGATTGGACAGGGTATACAGATGCAGAATCGACCACAGTATCAAATCAAAAACTTCAAGCGGCAATTAACTGTGAAGACACTTTTTATGAATTTGAATATAATAAAGTTTATACCCCCTCAGGTTTAATTGACAGATATAAAAGAGGGATAAATCGTGGGAGATTTTTAGGTATTAAAGAAATTGGTAACAGTGATTGCGAGACAACGGTAAACAAATTTCCTGTGAATGATGGGGTGAAAAATTTTAGTACTTCATTTTTTCTATTTGCAATCTTGATGCAATTTATTCAAGTTTTATTTCCTCCTCTATTGTTTGCGTACCATTTGATA